GTATTAATGTAGAAGATATTCCATTCCGTTTCCAAGAGGCTTTGATTGCAGGATTAGCTTATAAGCTATCCATGAAGGTTGAAGGTGGTATAGAGCGCATGGGTATGCTCAAGGCTCAGTACGATGAAGCATGGCAGTTAGCGGCAGATGAAGATAGAGAGAAGGCTCCGTTGCGCCTTGTGCCGCGCCAGGGATTTTTAGGATCAGGCGGGTACTAAAATGCCTCTCAAAGATCCTGAGGCAAGAAAAGCATATCTCCGTGAGTATGCCAAGAAGAACCCTGCCTACAAGCGAGTAAAAGAATGGAAAGCCAAAAATCCAGAAAAGGTAAAAGAATCAAATAAACGATACGCTCAAAAGCATCCAGAAAAAATTTTAGAAAAAGCTCGTAGGCACAAAGAAAAACATTACGAGCAAATCTTAGAAAAAGACCGCAAAGCAGCAGCAAAATACCGCGAGGAAAACAGAGAGAAGGTGCTTGAAGCAAAAAGAAAGTATCAAAAACAAAATATGCCAAAAATTAACGCAGCTATAGCAAAAAGGCGGTCAGCCATTTTGCAAAGAACTCCGTCATGGTTAGACGAAGAATTGCTGTGGATGATTGACCAAGCATATGAACTGGCCGCCATAAGAACACAAATGTTTGGTTTCAAATGGCATGTGGACCATATTCTTCCGTTGCAGGGTAAATTAGTATCAGGCTTGCATATTCCAGAAAACTTGCGTGTAATACCGTGGCGCGATAATTTGCGTAAAGGTAACCGCCTAGAACATCATGCCTAATAAATTTGCATCAGGGAAATTTGCTATCGCGCAATGCGATAGATGTAATTTTCGATACAAATTAAAGCAGTTGAAGGTGCTTACAATCAAGACCAAGAATGTTAACATCTTGGTGTGCCCGGAGTGCTGGGAGGAAGATCAACCACAACTCCAGTTGGGCATGTGGCCCGTAGATGATCCGCGGGCCGTTAGGAATCCACGTCCCGATTCCAATTCGTACTATCAATCAGGCTATAACGGGATGCAGACTGTCGATAATGTCGTCAATACAAACCCGCTTTACACCGGCGTTCCACTAGAAGGAAGCAGGACAATAGAGTGGGGATTTAATCCTGTTGGCGGCGCACGATCTATAGATGCTGGCATGACCCCCAATCATTTAATCGGTCAAGCCTTGTTAAACAGTGTCACAGTCTCATAGGAGCCGACATGAAAGATGATATGAAGCAGGATAAAAAGATGATTGCCGGGGCGGTGCATAAGCATGAAAAAGCCATGCATCCTGGCAAGCCCATGACCAAGCTACGCAAAGGTGGACCTACATCAGAGATGATGAGGAAAATGGGCCGGAATGTAGCCCGTGCGCGTAACCAAGGATAAGCCATGAAATATTCAATGAAGGTCAAAGGCAAAGAAGTTGGCTCTGCGTCAGTTTATGCAGAACCGCATACGATGAAAGGCACCAAGGTAACGGCATCCATGAACCCTGGTAAGGAAATGCCTTACAACATGGTACCTAACTGGCATCCAACATCAGGCGTTGCCATGAATCCTAATACACAGGTCAAGACATCTGGTATTAAGATGCGTGGTACGGGTGCTGCAACCAAGGGTACGATGTCAAGAGGGCCGATGGCGTAAGTCATGAATTGGGGTGAACTCAAGACTGCGATACAAGATTATTGCGAAACGACGTTTGAGACGGCGACGCTTCAGACGTTTGCTCAACAGGCAGAGCAGCGAATCTTTAATACGATTCAGTTTCCGTCACTAAGAAAGAATGTAACGGCGACATGCACGATCAATAACCAGTATTTGCAAGCACCTACAGACTTTCTGGCGCCCTATTCGTTAGCAGTAATAAATGCTTCAGGGTCTTACAAGTACCTTTTAAACAAAGACGTTAACTTTATACGCGAGTCATTTCCTGTCCCAACAGGTGCGGGTAATACTGGCGAGCCGTATTGTTATGCACTCTTTGGTACGGATTACCCAACATCTACAAAAGAGTTGGTATTTATTCTTGGTCCGACGCCGGATGCTGCGTACTCCGTGGAGCTGCATTACTTTTATTACCCGGCATCAATTGGTCTTGCTGATGTAAGCACAACGACCACGTGGCTTAGTGATAACTTTGATTCGGTGCTTTTGTATGGCTGTCTTGTGGAGGCGTATACCTTCCTAAAGGGTGAGGCGGACATGATTCAGAATGTAACGAATCGGTATAAAGAGGCACTTATTCTTGCCAAACGTCTTGGTGATGGTCTTGAGCGCATGGATGCGTACAGGTCTGGCCAGGTTCGGGATAAGGTGGTGTAATGGCGATCATCCAAACCCTGACAACAAGCTTCAAAGTAGAGTTAGCTCAGGGCCTGCACAACTTCACAGCGAGTACGGGCGATGTCTTTAAATTGGCCTTATATACCGCCAACGCGGATCTTGGTTCCTCAACGACTGCGTACACAGCAGCAGGTGAGGCCAGTGGAACCAATTACACCGCAGGCGGGATTGTCCTCACAAACATCACACCAACCTTTCAAGGAACTACTGCGTATTGGACGTTTGACACGGCCACATTCACAAACGTGACATTGACGACTAACGGTGCTTTGATTTACAACTCGACCAATGGAAATCGTTCGGTTGCCGTATTAAACTTTGGGGTAAATATTTCCAAGACGGCTCAGAATCTTGTGATTACATTCCCGGCGGCTGATGCTACGAATGCAGTATTAAGGATTGCATGATATGTGGACACCGATTACTCCCGGCGTGACAACGACATGGTCATCAATAACTCCTGGTTCTACGACAACGTGGACGCCAATTACGACATCTTGAGGCAGTCATGACCGTTAATTACACCACGCTATTAAAGCTTGCCCAGCCTGTTAACGGAACGGAAGATGGTACTTGGGGTACGACCATCAATGATGCGCTTACGTCACCGGTTGATGTAGCGATTGCAGGATCGGTCACACTGGATGTGACATCAGGAAGCATCACCTTAACGAATGGTGATGGTTCGGCAAGTAACCAAGCAAGATATGCAATTCTGAATGTGACGGGTACGCCAGGGTCGGCAAGGAACATTATCGCCCCCGGTGGATCAACAAGCCGTAGTTGGTATCTCGTAAATAACGCGTCAGATGCAAATGTTGTTGTTAAGGCTTCTGCGACCACAGGAGTGACGATTACATCCGGTGCTGCTGCGGTGGTGTACTGGAATGGTTCTGATTACGCATTTGCGGGGATGAATGGTCCGGCATCTGCGACCGATAATGCGATTGCACGGTATGACGGTACGTCAGGTAAGCTGATTCAAAACTCGGCAGCGACCATTGCAGATAGCACTGGTGACATTACTGCCGGAAAATACAATAAAGTAACAATCACGGCGCCCGCCACGGGTTCAACGCTTACGGTTGCTGATGGCAAGACGCTTACCGCAAGTAATACACTGACATTTACAGGGACTGATGGATCATCGGCAGCGTTTGGTGCTGGTGGTACGGTTGCTTACACACAAAACAATTTATCGGTCTTTGCATCAACAACATCTGATCAGCTTCGTGGTGTTATTTCTGATGACACAGGAACAGGGTCGCTGGTATTTGCAACAAGCCCAACGCTTGTAACGCCCAATCTTGGGACGCCATCTGCGGCTGTACTAACGAATGCAACTGCATTGCCTTTATCGACGGGTGTAACAGGGACGCTTCCGATAGCCAATGGTGGTACGGCGCTTAATTCATTAGGTTCGGCAGGCCAAGTATTAAGAGTAAATACAGGCGCCACGGGACTGGAATATGCAACGGTCGGGTCTGGCACGGTTACTTCAGTCAACATATCGGGCGGCAGCACAGGGCTTACAGCTTCTGGCGGTCCAATTACATCAACAGGAACTATCACACTAGGTGGTACAGTTGCAATCGCGGCGGGTGGCACGGGCCAGGCTGATAAGACATCGGCTTTTGATGCGCTTGCTCCGACAACGACCAAGGGCGATTTAATTGTCAATACAGGAAGCGATAACGTAAGACTTCCTGTTGGTACTGATACGCAAGTTTTGATTGCTGATTCGACTCAACCTTATGGCGTGAAGTGGGGGTCTGTTGTAGGTGTAGGTACAGTGACTTCGGTAGGCATTTCAGCGCCTGCCATGTTTACGGTGTCTGGCTCTCCGGTTACGGGTGCCGGTACGCTGACACTTTCTTATTCTGGGACGGCACTTCCGATCACATCGGGTGGAACGGGACTCACGGCATTAGGTACAGCGGGCCAGGTTCTTAGGGTTAATTCCGGTGGTACGGCGCTTGAGTATGGTGCTGCTGTCGGTGTTGGTGATGTTGTTGGTCCTGCTAGTTCAACAAACGGACAACTCCCAGTATTTAGCGGAACCACTGGTAAGCTCATTACAAACTCTACGTTGTCAGGCATTCTGAAAGGAACGACGGGGGTTGTTAGTGCGGCGGTAGCGGGTACGGATTACATCGTTCCAGGTGGCGCTTTAGGCACTCCGAGTTCAGGTACGTTAACCAATACAACAGGTTATCTAACATCAAACCTTTCAGGTCTTGGCACAGGGATTGCGACGGCTTTAGGTCAGTCCGTTGGAACAGCCGGTGCGCCGGTATTATTTAATGGTGCATTAGGTACGCCATCAAGTGGCACGTTAACAAACGCCACGGGACTTCCTATTACAACGGGTGTATCAGGACTTGGCACAGGCGTTGCGACAACGTTAGGTCTGACGGTTGGAACGACGGGCGGGATTGTTACTTACGAAGGTGATGCAGGAACGCCATCATCGATTGGTTTGGCAAACGCCACGGGGCTTCCGTTATCGACAGGTGTTACAGGTACGCTTAATTACAGTAATGGCGGCACAGGTCTTTCGGCTCTTGGCACGGCCAATCAGTACTTACGTGTTAACGGTTCGGCCACGGGTCTTGAGTATGCAACCTTGTCGGCGGGTGGTGATGTTACTGGCCCTGCAAGTTCTACTGACAATGCGATTGTTAGATTTGATTCAACAACCGGCAAGGTCATTCAAAACTCCACGGCAACGATTACAGATATTGGGCAGGCTAGTTTTGTTGGCTATGCTCGGGTAACTGCTAATACAGGCGCAGGAACATCAGGGTACTTAGAGCTGCAATCAAATGATGCAGGGTCGGGTACCAAGACGCTTCGTATCCAGCCTAGCAATGCAGCGACCACGTCAACACAGACTTACACCTTCCCAACGGATTATGGTTCTGGTGGGTACTTCCTACAGACAGATGGCACTGGAGGATTGACATGGGCGGCTGCTGGAGGTGGTGGGGGAGGTGGTGGCCCTGTTCTTGAATCTCAAATAACCATCAGTCAGAATTACACGATTACAGCTAATACGAATGGGCTGTCAGTATCGCCTGTCACAGTAGCAGCAGGCTATTCAGTAACCGTTGGTACAGGCCAAGCCTGGATGATTTTAGGATAAGGAATATGAGTAAGATCAAACTTCAAGGCAACGCCAGCGGGACGGGAACGACGACGTTTCAGTCTGCCAACACCTCTTCTAATACGACGTTCACGCTTCCTGGTACGGATGGAACGAACGGACAGGTACTAAGCACTGACGGATCTGGAACCTTAAGTTTCAGTTCAGTAGGCTCGGGAACGGTCGCTTCGGTATCTGTCGTTTCAGCTAATGGTTTAGCTGGATCAGTTGCAACCGCAACAACCACGCCAGCGATAACGCTATCAACAACCATTACTGGTGTGCTTAAAGGTAATGGAACGGCAATATCTGCCGCTACAGCAGGTACTGATTATGTTGCGCCAAGCGGTGCATTAGGTACGCCATCGTCGGGAACGCTGACAAACTGTACTGGGTTGCCAGTAAGCACTGGTGTATCTGGCCTTGGTACTAGCGTGGCTACGGCTTTGGCGGTGAATGTTGGTTCTTCTGGTGCGGTAGTAGTAAATGGTGGTGCGTTAGGTACACCAAGTTCAGGCACATTAACAAATGCCACCGGGCTACCAGTTTCAACCGGCATATCGGGCCTTGGTTCTGGTATAGCAACATTCCTTGCTACGCCATCTTCAAACAACTTAGCCTCTGCGGTAACGGATGAAACGGGATCTGGAGCGTTGGTATTTGCAACATCACCGACACTTGTTACGCCAGTGCTTGGTACGCCGACATCAGGAACGCTAAGTAACTGTACAGTAGATGGTACTAACAAAGTTGGTTATATCGGTGCGCCACAAAGCACTAGTACATCGCTAGCCTTAACTGACCAAGGTAAGCATGTTTACTTTACTGGTGGGTCTACTGCAACGCTTAGTGTGGCAACTAATGCTTCTGTAGCATTTCCTATTGGAACAACTATTTTAGTAGTCAACAACAATTCTGCTAATTTAACTATTCAAAACGCAACTTCCGGCGTTTCTTTTCAATTAGCTAACGGAGCATCAGCTACGTCAAGAACAGTGGCGACAAAAGGTATGGCGACTTTGTTGTATGTTGGTTCTGATACTTGGTATGTTTCTGGTGCGGGGGTAACCTAAATGGCTGGCGCATTATCGGCAATGATTGCCGCTGCCTTTTCTGGAGGCGGTGGCGGAGGTGGTTACACCGTCGTCCAAACCTTTACGGCTACCTCAACGTGGACCTGCCCTACTGGGGTGACAGAGGTTGAGTATTTGGTAGTGGCTGGTGGTGGAGGTGGTGGTGGTGCCGGACCCTCTGGTGGCGCAGGGTCTGGTGGAGGTGCCGGTGGATTTAGAACCGGAACAGGATTGGCGGTAACTGCTGGAACTGACTATACCGTAACGGTTGGCGGCGGTGGTAATGGCGGCGCAGGTGGCGGAGCAATTGGAGTAAAAGGAAGTGACTCAGTTTTTTCTACGATTACTTCTACAGGAGGCGGATATGGTGGATATGGCACTCCTGTAGCTGCTGGAGGTCCTGGCGGATCTGGAGGTGGGTCTTCTAGTGCAACAGTAGGGTCTGGCAATACTCCGTCAACATCCCCGTCGCAAGGAAATAATGGCGGTACTGGAAGTGGTGCAGCACCTAATTACGGGAACGGCGGTGGTGGTGGTGCTGGGGCTACTGGATCTAATGGTTCAAGCACTGCCGGAGGAAATGGCGGAGCAGGAACAGCATCGTCAATTAGTGGCACATCAGTGACTTACGCAGGTGGCGGCGGGGGCAGTACATTTAATGGCGGAACAATAGGTACCGGCGGTTCTGGCGGGGGTGGTAATGGGGGTGGTAATGCAGCAGGTTCGGCAGGTACGGCAAACAGAGGGGGAGGAGGCGGGGGTGCTGGATCGGCACAACCGGCGATTTCATCATTTGCAGGCGGCGCAGGCGGCTCCGGTATCGTAATCCTAAAGTACACCGTACCTAGCCAAACCGTATTTACGTTCAAAGGCACTACCAAATGGACTTGCCCGACAGGTGTGACCAGCGTTGACTACCTTGTGGTTGCGGGTGGTGGTGCGGGAGGTAATTGGTTAGGCGGTGGTGGAGGAGCCGGTGGTTTTAGGACGGGAACAGGTTTGGCCGTTTCTGCTGGCACTGATTACACTGTAACAATCGGGGCTGGGGCAACTGCTGTAGCTCCGTCTGCTGCATCGGGATCAAACTCAGTTTTTTCTACTATTACATCAAATGGCGGTGGCGGTGGTGCTGGCTTTACGCCCGGCAACTATTACAACGCAACATCAGGCGGTTCAGGCGGTGGTGGTGGTAACGGACCTAGCACCCATACAAATGGTGCTGCTGGTAATACACCTTCAACATCTCCTGCACAAGGGAGTTTTGGTGGAAATGGTTTAGGCGCTCCGGCATATAACGGTGGTGGCGGAGGCGGGGCTGGTGCTACAGGATCAAATGCTGGCCCAACATCAGGTGGAAATGGCGGGACAGGAACGGCATCATCAATAAGCGGATCATCGGTTACTTATTCCGGCGGTGGCGGTGGGTCTGGATATAACGGATCGTCAAGCACAGCCGGATCAGGTGGTGCAGGTGGAGGAGGGGGTGGCAATGCTGCGAGTTCAACAGGAACTGCTGGAACGGCAAATACAGGCGGTGGCGGTGGTGGTGGTGGTAATAATTCTTTGGGTGGCAACGGCGGCTCCGGTATCGTAATCATCAAAATCAATCAATAACATGACTACAAAAGTTTATAAGTTCCTTGGTATCGACACAGCAATGCACCTGCTTCGTCCCGGTGCTAAGTGGGAAATATCTAACAACGTATTCACACGCTGGGATGATCCACGGCCTTGTCCAAGTATTGAAGAGGTCTACTGGGTTATCGACAAGATCAGAGAGTTTGAGGACAGCATCCCTACGATCTACACCGACGAGCAACTCAAAGAAATGGGCATAGCCAAAGAGGAATTTGAACGTGCAGTTGCATAACTTATTTCCCATCCCTGTTGGCTTTGCTGAACTAGGTCGCCCCTTGTCAGATGAGGAGTTGTTCTTCATCCGTGAGCTACAGACAAGGCCTAATCAGGGCAATACAACAAGCACGAACAACTTTGTCTTGCGTGATCCAGCTCTAACGTCCCTGCGCTCATTCATTGAAGACGCAGTCTCGGAATACTTCAAGGCCACAGTCAATCCTAAGCACAACGTATCGTTAAGAGTCACGCAAAGCTGGTGCAACTACTCAGAGCAAGGTCAGTATCACCACAAACATGCTCATCCTAATTCGTACATCTCAGGTGTGTTTTATGTGCAGACCAACCCTGATGACAGGATTTACTTCTACAAAGATGGCTGGCAGCAGATCAAATTCCCACCTGACCAGTGGAACCCGTATAACTCTGAATCGTGGTGGTTTGAGGCTTATGCAGGCAGACTGATTCTCTTTCCTTCGTCGCTCACGCACATGGTTCCTGAAGTCAAAGGCGAGGACACAAGAATCTCACTTAGTTTTAATACCTTCCCTGTCGGAGTTGTCGGGGAAGAAATGGATTTAACCGGACTTAGGCTGGAGGCTTAGATGGCACATTTTGCCCGCATTGATGAGAACGGTGTCGTACAGCAGGTTGTCGTAGTTGATAACAAAGACACAGCGGATGCTTCAGGCGTTGAGAAAGAACATATCGGCGCTGCTCATTTAGAAAAAATCCTCGGTGGAACGTGGAAGCAGACCTCTTATAACGGCAACATGCGTAAGAACTACGCAGGGATCGGGTATGCCTACCGAGCAGACATTGATGCGTTTGTTCCTCCGCAACCCTTTGCTAGTTGGGTGCTAAATGAAAACACGGCACAATGGGAAGCGCCCACGCCAATGCCAACTGATGGGAAAATGTATAGTTGGGATGAAGCAACAACTAACTGGGTAGAAATAAATGGCTAATACCATCAACGCCACATCAGGGATTGGCATTGTCTCTACGGCAGACAATACCAACATCCTTACCCTGCAAACAAACGGTACAAATGGCTTGACAATAGATGCAAGTCAGAACGTATCTTTTGCCAATCAACTGGTGCTGGGTGTTAGTGGATCATTGATGCAAGTTCGCCTATCTGCCGCCGCAGAGACGGTCACGATAGCAGCGACAGCGGCAACAGGTACAATTAACTTTGATGTATCCACACAATCGATCCTGTACTACACAAGCAATGCTTCAGCCAACTGGACGCTTAACATCCGTGGGTCAAGCTCAGTAGCCCTAAACAGTATCATGTCTACAGGGCAGAGCGTCACGATTACGCATCTTGTGACACAAAGCGGGACGGCTTATTACAACTCAGCGGTTACGGTAGACGGTACAAGTGTTACGCCTAAATGGTCAGGTGGATCGGCCCCCAGTGCAGGCAATGCCAATAGCGTAGACGTTTACAGCTATACGCTTATCAAGACAGGGAGCGGTTCGTTTACAGTTTTTGCTAGCCAGACAAGGTACGCATAATGCCGATTCTTTCAGCATTTGGTGCGGCTAGACCTCTTGGTGTAGGAGGCGGGATTATCGAAGGCGAGTACTCATACGATTTTAATGGCTCGTCATACTTTACTTACCCTGCATCATCATCGTTTGCTATTGGAACCCAGCAATTCAGTATTGAGTGTTTTGTTTATCTAGACTCTTACCCTGCAACAACTGCCCCAATCCTAGACTTCGGATATGGTACAGGTAGCTCGCAACCACAACGGGTGCAGTTTTATATCAACTCATCGGGTCAGCCAGCGTTTGTAAGAAACAACTACCCAACAACGCCTGGGTCAACTACGGCAACATCATCGATTGCGGTGTCACTAGCAACATGGACCTATATTGCTGTATCTAGGCTTTCATCTGGCGTAGTGCGTGTCTTTGTTGGTTCGTCGCAAGGCGCATCAGCAAACATACCTGGAACCATTACAAGCGGTTCTACTGTCACTCCATCTGTAGGAAGCGGTACGGTGCAAACAACACGTTTCTTAGACGGAAAAATAAGCAACTTACGATTTAACCTTGGTTCGTCATTTTCAACGGCTACAGTTCCAACACAGCCATTGACGGCGCAAGCAACAACCAAGATGCTGACATGTCAGTCATCGACCATTAAAGACAACAGCGTTGCTAATGGCGGCGGGCCATGGACGCTCACTAATTCAGGTGTCACTGTTTCAACATCAGGGCCATTTTAATGTTTGATCTTCTTTCAGGCGGCTTACTAGGTTCAATTTTTGGCGGCCTGTTCAGGCTTGCACCAGAAGTGCTGAAGTTCTTAGATAAGAAGAATGAACGCGCTCACGAGTTAAATATGTTCCAACTCCAGACGGATCTGGAGAAAATGCGTGGTGAATTCCGAGTGGAGGAAAAATATGTGGATTACTCCATCCAGCAGACCGAAGCGATCAAAGCGGCATTTCAGGAGCAGGCTGAAACGGCTAAAGCAGCAGGCTGGTTTGTGGCTGCAATCTCTGCTCTTGTACGCCCCGGCATCACTTGGGCATTATTTTTTATGTACGCGACAGTTAAAGCGGCAGCGCTTGTTATGGCGTTTCAAACTGGCGCGGTATGGACCGAGGTTGTAACTCAAGTCTGGGATGAGGACGATTTTGGAGTATTTACCATGTGCCTCACATTCTGGTTTGTTGGTCGCAGTATAGAGAAATATCAAAAGTCGTGAATGAAGAGGCAAAGAAGCTAGCTAGAGATGTACTAATCAAGCCTTTTGAAGGGCTAGCTAAACGTCTGCCTGATGGAACCGTAACCTCTTATCCCGACCCCGGAACCAAAGGACATCCTTGGACAATCGGTTGGGGGGCTACCGGCCCTGACATCCAGCCGGGAACTATTTGGACGATGGCTCAGTGTGAGGATGCCCTAGACCATCACATTGAATACTTTTATGCGGGTGTTTGCAAACTTAGTCCGGCGTTTCCAAAGACATCTCCCAGAAGAATTGCCGCAGTTACAAGCTGGGTCTACAATTGCGGATTAGGAAACTACAGGATTTCCACGTTTAAACGACGTATTGACGCAGGAGATTGGGATGGTGCCGCAGAAGAATGTCT